TTACCGCCGTAACCGTTCCGGCTTCTTCCAGTGGTAAGTAATTTTTTCTTTCTCCCGGTACATCTCCACGCGGCGACGATATGACAACAACTCCAGAACTCTGATTCGTATGTCGCGCATATCCACGCCGTTAAGCTCTATACCATCACGGCGCATCACCTCAGCCACCACACGCGCGTAATTTTCGGCTATCACGCTGTCCGGCTGCGTGGCCTCCTGTTTGCCTGCTGCCTGGCTGATTCCGGTAATGCGGCGGATTATTTTTAGTAGTTCGGTTTCGCTCATTCTCGTCATACCCCATCAAACGCCGCAAGCCGCTCTTTGTGGCTGTCACTCATATCAAATGCAAATTCTTCATGCTCTGACTGGAATGTGCCAAACGCCATCAGCGCCGCAACGCTCGGGTCTATCTTGTTGGATGATTTTTTCTTGTTCGGCTTGATATTGGCGTTCGCGTCACTCTGCATCACAACATTACTCATTGACCAGGCCAGCACCGGATCACCACGATGCACAATCACCTTCCGGTTAACAAAAACCTCGAACGATTTCGCCGCCGGACTGAAACGAAGGTATGTTTGCGGGAACGGCTCCACCTCAAATCCTGCGCCCTGTAGCTGCGTCCTCAGGTGCGTGGCGTTCCATGTATCGAAGCCCACCAGCCTGATATTGAAATTCTCTGCATCCGCCATGATGTCATCACGGATACGGTCATAATCAATGCAGTCACCCGGTGTTGTGCGTATCCAGCCCGCCTTTACCCACTGGCGATAGATGGCGCGGTTTTTATTGGCGGGGTTCTGTAGCTGAAATTCCGGCAGATAGTGACGGGAAACCAGCATAATCTTTTTACCGACCGGAAAGGCATAGCACACGCTGGAAATATCGCTGGTTGATGATAAGTCCAGCCCCGCGTAGCACTCCTGCCCGTATAAATCCGCCTCCGTGAACGTTCCGGCGCACTCCGCCCATGCACCGTTACCCATCCACGGCGTAGCCCCCTGACACCAGATATTGAATCGCTTGGTGAGCATTTCCACCCACTGCGACGGAATACCCCGCGCTTTCTGGATGGTTGAGGCCAGTTTTTCACGATCGACGGAAACATCGATATTGGGATTCGCCTTTATCCACATCGCCGGATCGTCAACCTCGCTTTCATCATCCAGCTCGTAAATCAGTACGAACATGGATTCGTTCACCTCTTCACCATCCAGTATCTGGCAGCAATAGTCGTAGTGTTGTTTACAGGCTGAAACAACGTTGCTCCCCGATGTGGTGATGGCAAATAATAACCCCTCCGGACGCGCCCCCATTCCCAGTTCAAGCGCGGAATAAACCCCGTTGTCAGGGTGCAGGTGATATTCATCTACAATGGCAAGACTCGGGTTTGTACCTTCAATGGTTGCCGCTTTTGCTGCCAGTGGCTTTAACAGGCTGTTGGTTTTCGGGTGTATCACCTTGTGTGCCTGAATATTTACCCGCTTTCGTAACGGTCGGGATAAAAGGCACATCTGACGCGCATCATCAAACACGATCCGCGCCTGATCACGACTCACGGCGGCGGTGTAAATATCCTGCTGCCCGTTTTCCATAACCAGAAACCAGTTAGCCAGGATAGCGGCGACCGTGGATTTGGCATTTTTTCGCGGTACTTCAATGAATGCGCTGGTGTATTTGCGCCGTCCGGTGGCCTTAACCTTAAAGCCCAGGATGCACGCAAAGGCGAACTGCTGCCACGGCTCCAGCTCAATGGGGCTACCACGCATTGCGCCTTTTACGTGCGGACACACCCTGGAAAAGGCAATAAACCGCTCCACGACCTCCGGTTCGAACGTGTAAAGGGGGTTTTCAAGGTCATAAAAATACCGTTTAACGGCCTGTTTCAGTCGTTTACAGGCCGTAATTTTGCCGTTTTTTACGCCTTCTGCGTACTCATGCCAGGCGGTCAAGCTCGTCCTCTTCCTCTGTTTCCGGTGGATTTCTGCGGCGGCTTACCGGGTCAAAACCCAGCAAAGAAGCCATTTTGATCATTATTCTTTCCGCGTCAGCCTTTGCGCTCAGGGCGGGGTTTCTGCTCTCGCTGCCCTGACTGTTAACAATGCTGAACCCGCGCGTCGCAAGGTCTTCGACGGCTTTGCGGTATATGGAGTAGTTAACACAATACAGTTCCAGATTGCTCCAGTCGGCGGGGGTAAGGTCTTCCCGCCCGGAAAGCTGGCGCGATTTTTCCTTCCACTGCCTGACCGCGATTTCATCCAGGTAAGCGGGGGCTTTTGGTGGTCTTGCCATGTTCTTTTTTCGCCCAATTATTTTCAAAAAAATTCCCGTGCACAAAAATTTGAGGAGGCGGTCGGTGTCCGGCAGGGGCGGTTTCGTCCTGAAAACCTCCCCCACCCCCTCTGACGGCCTCACCAGCGATTGCGAAAACATTCCATGACCTCGCGGTCACGGTCGGTTAATCGCTTCGCTGTGGTGCGTTCTGTGCGCTCTGTCCTGTTGGCTTTGTGCCCTGTCTCCTGTGTCTTCCATAAGTCACGCTGCCTTATCAGTCCACGTATCAGCCTGTTTTGCTCCTGTTCAGTCATCATCGCCATACATCCAGTCGTTACGATGTGCCGCCCGTTCTTCCTGCTCGCGATACATGCCCGCCTTACGGTTCGCTTTCGTGGCTGGATCTTCCCGTGTCGTCTTACGGTTGTGGCACGTCTGGCACAATGCCTGGTGGTTCCACTCAGGCCAGAAGAGAACATCACCGCCGCCATTGATGGGAATGATGTGATCCACCACAAGAGCTGGCGTATAAATACCCTTAGCCAGACAACGCACGCATAACGGATTTTTTTTCAGGTACATGGCGCGGTATTTGTCCCACAGTCGGGAATACCCACGTGCGCGGCGGTGTCCCCGTCTGGCATCCTCTGCACGCCATGCAGCCCGCCTGTGCTCTTCACACTTGCCGGACTTCACGCGCTTATTACAGCCCGGCTCAGTGCATCGCCTTAATGGTTGCCATGGCATCAGTACACCCCCACATCACGATAAACCGACCAGAGCGCGGAAATCGTCAGGGGAATTTCTTTTGTATCGGTATCGCCAAGCGTTGTCCGGTACTCGTACAGTTGCGAGATGTACATCAGGCAACCAATTTTTATTGCAGGGGTAAATTCCAGGCCGTCATCAAAACGCCTGCCAATATGCTTCTGGCATACCTCCAGCGCCGCGCTTATGTATGCCTGAATCAGTGTGTCTTCTGTGTTACCATCTATGCGGCAGTGAAGTTTGGCCTCTTCCAGGGTTATTTTTTCTGCTGTCATTTTTCTGTACCCACCTTTGCCAGAATTTCCAGCCGGGTTCTTTTCGCATCAGGTAAGGGGATCCCGATGATATTAAGCGTGCTCCCGGCAAAAGCGCCGGTAAGCACTTTCAGGCGACTGGCGGCGGATATGTCGCCACGATAGCGAACCCATACCCGAATCGTTGCAGGTGCGGTTTCTGCGCCTGCGGTCAGTAATTCCCGTCCGCTGATCCCCTTGACCTCTGCCCAGATGGTTTCCCCTTCCGTCCATATCTGCTGGATCGCACCTGACGGCAGGCGCTGTGTGGTAAATGTCATAATCGTCACCCGGTCCCGCATATTTCCGGCTATCATTCGTCACCGCCCTTACTGTTCTTGCTGATTGTCACTTCCTGCTTCCATGCCTGGCTGAACTCGTCGCCACCTTCACGCGGCGGCATTCCCTCACGCTCACGGGCTTCGTTCGGATTCATGATCCCGTTCTTAATTCCTTTCTCATACGTGGCGTAACGTTCGGTAGGTGTGGCGCGCAGTAAATCGGCTGAATCAAACTCAACCAGATAACGGGTACCAGGTACGGGAGAAGCCACCAGCAAAGCAGCCTTGATTTGCTGTTCGAAGTTCGCCAGCCATGGGCGCATTGTCATGGTCAGAAACGCGCGGCTTGCCTCGCTGAAATTGCTGTAGGTGCTATTGCTGTATTCCTGCAGAAAAATAGGCGATACGTTGAACATACGGGCAATGTCTTCAATGGAGAAGCGACGGGAGGCCAGCCATTCCGCATCCTGGTTACTCATTCCCAGTTGCTTGTAATCCATGCCCCCTTCAAGGATTGGCGTTTTTCCGGCATTTTTCGCCCCCTTGTAGCGTTCCAGAGCATCCAATGCCTGTTTACCTTTCACGCCGTCCAGCCATTCGCCTGACGTGATAATCCCTGCCGCCATCATGCCATCTTTCATAATGCTGGCTCCGTGGCGCTGTTGAGCAAGGCCAAGCCCAAGTGCCTCACGGCAAATCGTGACAGGGGAGCGCCCCAGAAAGCCATCATCCGAGGCATAGCGGAGATGCAGAACTTCTTCCTGTAAATACGTGCGCACCGTTCCTGTATAGGGTTCGGTGATGGTATAGCGGTATTTGTGTGCGCCTGTGCGTTCCGGTACAACACACCCCGGCGCATAAGGATGAAGTGATTTTGGCTGACCGTCCCGCCCCCACTCAATAACCGCATAGGCGTTACCGTTCAGCAGGCAGTGACGCATCATTGTGCGTTTAAACTGGTAAGGTGTCTGGCACGAATTAGGCTGCTCATTCAGCAGAATATCGACCGGGTGACTGTCCAGCCATTCCCGCGCCTCCCTGCCCTTGTCATTACGTACCAGATACAGATAACACGGCATCGTGGCCACCGCCTCAGCGATGACAGAAACCGCGTTCATCACAGCAGGCAATGATTCAGCCGTCCCGGCAGAAACATATTCTCCGGCTCCGGTATTCGGTACGCCGGACAGCGCCAGAAAATCATCAATGGACAGGTTACGCAGCTCGCTTTTTTTACGACTAAAAGGCCACCACATATCACAACCCCGCCAGTTCAGCCCAGCGATGACGATTATTTCCTGCCGGGCGTAATTCAGGGTGCTGTGCAAACAACGAACGGTGGGCAATCTCCACGCCGGATTCGGGATAAGCAGGCATCGACGTTATCGTGATTTCACGGAGTTCTGCGGCAGTTACGGTACGCAAATACGGTTTTTGCGCGATACTCCACTCCTCGCATAATGCGCGAAAACCAAAGCTCATTCCTGTAATGTCGCCACGCTCCACCAGCGTAAGCACATCTTTTCCAAGCTGGGTATCCGGCGGTGTCAGCTCAAAACGTAACCCGGTGTTATCCTCAGTCAGTACCAGAGTGCCGGATTTGGTGCGCCCCAGCAGTTGGGTATAGTCATGCTCATACAGGCAGCGCACATCATTACCCGCCGCCAGATAGTCAGCAAAAGCCCCCGGCGTGAACTGTTCGCGGAATTCGTCCCAGATAATTTCTGAAAGGCTGTTCCAGCGAACGGCATAACCCACCAGTTTTTTATCGCTGGCGGTCAGTTCAGATGTGCGGATTTCAAAATCGGTGTTTTTCATCGGTGTACTCCATAAAGCTGAAAAAGGAGGCCGCAGCCTCCTCCTTACTCATGACTAGCCAGCTTTCATTTCCAGAATTTTGATGGCGTTTGAATCCACCACACCACCGCCCAGATATTTATCCGTGTGGACCTTGTAGAATCCGGGTTCAGTAATGTTGTCCGGTCGGGTGCGAATCCCTGTTACATGATCAACGATGAAATAACCACGACTGAAATCGCCAACCGCTAGCGGTGCTTTTCCTGCGCCGATGTCCGGCATGGACTCCAGGCAGTAAACAGGACGACCAAGCAACATATCCGGCGCACCTTCTTTAAGGCTGTCGCGCCAGATATAATCGCCGTTCTCATTTTTCAGCTTCTGTAGTGTCCCTGCCGTGCCCGAGTTCATCACCCAGACGGCATTTTTGCGGTATTTCGCTTTCAGCTTGTAGAGAATGTCGATCAGTTCGTCCGCTGTAATGGCGGTTCCACTTGCCGCTACCATTTTTTCAATGGTGCCAAAAGCGCGGGTTTTGTCACTGGTCGCCGCACGGGTGTAAGCCATGAATCCTTTCGGCTTGCCGTTACCGTCGCCATTAACAAAATCATCCTCTTCGGTGCTGGCGAACGTGTCGGCAATTTCGGAGGATAACCAGCCCAGAATATCCACCTCTGAAAAATCCAGGATTTCCTGCGTGGTTTTCGGGTAGGCGTAGATCGGATTCAGCTTGATGGTTACGCGTTCAATTTTCGGGGTGTTGGTTTCGCTGCGCGCGCTGCCTTCTGTGCCTCTTCCTACAGTTGCGCCGCCAGTGGAAACCAGTTTCTGAAACTCATTTGATTTTGCGGTCTTCACGGTCGCGATCACGCGCATAACACTGTCATCCTGTAGCTGGCGCATGACTTCGCGATCAAGCTCAGGAATTACGGTATATCCGCCATCCCTGCCGCTGTCAGTGCTGGTGGACAGTGATCGCACATCTCCGGTTACGATATAGTTACGCAATTCATCAGATGATAATTTCTGGATGCCCGTTCCTGGCTTGCTGCGTTCTTCATCAGCCACAGACTCGAGGCGGGAAATTTCTGTGTCGAGGGAATCGGCTTTTGCACGCAGTTCATCAAACTGTTTGCCCTCGTCATCGTTCAGGCTGCGGTTTTCACTGTCGGCTTTTTCCAGCAGGGATCGCATCTGGTTTTTCAGGGCGGTTTTTTGCTGGCGGAGTTCGATTAATTTCTTCATGAAGGTTTTCTCGTATTGGTTAAGATTCAGGACGTGAAACCAACACGGAGGGAGCGCCGCCCGACACTCTCGGCATCTCGCAGATCAACCCGGCATCGCGCAGGGGGTCAGGCGGCATTGTGGCGGCTCACGTCTGAGTGCCACACGCCAACATATACATAAAAATCAGTATGTAAACATCAGCCAGAATCACCGAACAACCTGGAACAACCACGAACAAATAATTTACAAAACCTGAAAAAAAGACCTGAAAAAAAATCCAGGCCTTTATCGCTTTATTGTTTCACTGGATCCCGCATTCTGCGTCTTATTTTCCACAGATATTCGATCATCGCTTCCACCTGCTCACGGTTGGTTGCGAAAATTTCCCCGGTCAGTGAGCTGCGCAGAAAATCATGATGATCCACAACAAACAACGCATCGGAAGAAAGCAGACGGCGATATTTTTTTGCTGTCGTGGTTTCCAGATCATCAAAACCATGAAACTTTTTATGTTGCTGAACTTCTTCAAATGTCACTGGCATGTATCCCCCTTTGCTGCCCGGCGCTGGCGCTTGTGCTTCTCATTCAGCGCCATCAGCCGCGTTTCTGCCTCCTGCTGTTCCTGTGGTGTCACTTCCCCACATGGCTGGCCTTTCAGGTCGTAGCGTACCCCACCAGCTATTAAGGCGCGGTAATAGCGCGGAGACTGCGCATAGGATGCCAGCGTCGCACGTAATGCCCCCGGCCCGAATGTCAGCCCCCTGGCGGCGATATCCTGCATCAGGTCGTCGAATATCCCCACCTTAAGCGGCTTCGGTGCTTCCCGGCTGAATAATTCTGGCCACAATTCAATAAGGCGGTTAACGCGTCTGCGGTTTTTGCGCTGGCGTTTGGTCATATGCCGCCACGCTGTCGCCCCTGTGGGTTTCTGCTGTGCGTTCTGATTGCCGGGTATCACTTTATGCGCCGATGTGGTTTTATCCTGCTGCTGTGCCGCCTGCGGTATTTTCTGCGGCGTGCCGTAAATGCCTTTCGGTTTTCGGTTAATGGTCATCTTTGTCATGCCTTCCCCTGTAATTACTCTGTTCGCTGTTGTGAATTAAAACGGTATCCCGTCCCCGTACGGGTCATCGTGCTGGCCTGTCTGTTGTTTTGCCCTGTTCAGTGCGTCAGTGGCCTGGCCCTGCTGGCCTTTTTTGCCGCCCGGTCGCGCCGTTCTGGCACTGATTACACTGTCTGCGATAACCTGCCAGCCCTGCCGCGTTTCGCCGTTCTGGCCTGTCCACTGGCTTACCTGCATGTTACCCGCCACGCTCACGAGTTCGCCTTTGTGGTGCTTTGCCAGTGCGTCGGCCTGTCTGCCAAACGCCAGGACGGATAACCACATCGTCGCCGTTCCGTCATCGGCCTGGCTGCACGGCAGGGGAACCGCCATACTCGCCATCGCCATTTGTGTCCCTTTGCTGGTGGTCTTTAACTGCGGGTCAGCCACCAGCCGCCCGTAAGCCGCTATCTGTGCTGTCATGCTGTATGCTCTCCGGTTTTAACGTTGATGGTTGTCACCTGTTCCGCTTCGGCAATCTCCCGTTCTGTCAGCGTGGCAAAGTTTGCCGCCGTCGTGGTCATGAATGCGCTTATCAGTTCGGGATGTGCTTTCGCGTATCCTTCCCCGGCGTGGCGGTCTATCGTTCTGATTGCCACCTTTAAGGCGTGCTCTGTCATGTCTAACGCTTTATATTTTGGTGCTGTCTTATCTCTGGTTTTTCTTGTCATGCGCCCACCTGTGCCCACTTTTTCTGCCCACTTTTCATGGTTTCCCACTTCGTCCCACCTGGGATTTTGTGGTTTTATATCGTACTGTTTCATAAGTATTTTTTTAGTGCCCACTTTTTTGGATGTATACACGTGGGAAAGTGGGCGATTTTGTTAAATTTCGGTTAAATTACCCACTATTCCCACTTTTAACGCCCACTTTTTACAGTGGGTGAACATCATCCCCATCGACGCAAATCACGCCGTCTTTTTCCAGTTTTGCTAACCATCGTTTAAGGTGTTTTGTGTCATATCCCAGCTTTTTCATGTCGTCACGTAGCAACGGGATCGTGCATTTATCACCATGCTGTATACGTGATCGGATACAACCCCATAAAGCCGTGTGATTTTCCGTCTTGTTCCCGGCCTCCTCGATGCGTTCCAGTTCAGCAGGGGCGCGGGGAACGTCAATCACCACCATGGACACAATCTCTTCGCCATCTGTATCGGTAAACACCTCCACGCTTTTAAGGTCGTATGCGCTTTCTTTTGGCTCCTCTGCGTCCTTCATCTTCGTACACGCCGCCACCAGTGCTGTAACGTCTGAATTTTCCCGGCTGATTCGGTACTCTGCATCCAGTGCGGCACGGAATGCGCTGGAACCACGCGCCCCCTTTGTTTCATCCTTGCCGGAATGGTGAACCACCAGCACCGTGGCCCCTGTGGCCTGCTTTATCGCGTCACACCCCTGGATAAATGCGCCCATATCACGGGAATCATTTTCATCATTCCCACCAAAGCAACGGGCCAGCGTGTCTATCACAATCAGCCGCACATTTTCGCCCGTTCTGCTCTTAACAAGTCCGGCAGTTCTGATAACCTGCTCCACATAGTCAGGCGATGCAGGGAAGACAGGCGCGTTAATGATGCACAAATCTGTAACCACCTTGTCGTGGGTTATCTCCCACGCCTTAACGCGGCGTTTTACGCCCATGCTGCCTTCACCAGCGATATAGATAACCGCGCCCTTACTGACCCTGCGGCCTCCCCATGCCATACCTGTGGCAACATGGCACGACCAGGAAATAGCCAGGAACGATTTATAAGAGCCGCTGGCCCCGTAGGTGCTGCATAATGATTCAGCCGGAATAAGCCCCTTAATTACGTAGCTTTGCTGCGCGTCGAATCCCTCAGAACCCCATGAGATGGGAAGTGTGATTTTTCGCTTTCCGCCATTCATGACCAGGCTTTCCCCACGTTCCCAGGTTTCTTTAAGGCGCGGTAGTTGCTCGCCCCAGTCCTCCAGTAGTTCGAAATTCTCTGAAAGTAACCGCGCTTCCCGGACACCTGCGATCGCCAGTTTTGTGGCAATGGTCAGCATCTGCATATCGTCCAGGTTTCCGGCGCGTATGACCTTTGCTCTGTATCGTCCTTCATCAACAATCTGTAAATTGTCCAGTTCGCTTAACTGATAACGGCCCAGGTAAACCGGAGGGATGGGATCGCCTGCTTTTTTGGCCTGTGCAATCATGTAATGTTCTGCAAAGGAGTGAGCATTATCACCCGCAAAAATAACCGCCTCAGTGTGTTTATCTTTCGGTAACAGTTTTACGTTCGGTGCCAGTTTCATTTTTTACCTCTGGATGCGCTGAGCATGCTTTTTATTTTCTTAATATTTTCCCGTGCTTTTTCCCTGCTGGTGGGCTTACTGCGTTGCGCTGCCTGTACCAGAGAAAAATCACGGCGGAACTGATAAACAGGCATCACGCAGTCATAGTCATAACCTTCACGGCGGTAAGTAACACACCGTCCCGCCACGCTTTTAATCGTTACCGTGCCGCCGTAGTTATCCCGGAAAATATCGCCGGGGCGGATTTCAGGCCGAGCGGAGCCGCTGGCAGTAAAGCCAGAATTTTTCTGTTTCATGGTTTTTATTCCTCTGCGCGGGTCTTGTCGTGTATTTCCATAACCGCGTTTAATTCATCAATAACCGGGGTTAACAGAGTGCTGAAAGCAGAAAATAAATCCCCCTGTTCGGCATGAACTTCGGTTAATTTAATTAATACCGCTTTCATTTCCAGTGCCCGGTTTAATGCATTCTCAGAATGAATAAGAACATCGAAAGGGATTTTATCCATGGCTTACATCCTCCGGGAATTTTCTTCTGTAACGCGCCTCTGCAACATATTCCGCATAGTCCGACGCAATATTAAGAACATCTGTGCCCGTTGATATGTATTCAGCGGTATGAATAAGAAAATATGCGGCCTTTATCAGGTCATTAACAGCCAGCAACGCATCGCCTGTATCATCCGGTGCGCCATCAAATTCCTGTTTCAGGGCATTAAAACGATCATCACGCATAACCCCCCCCCATTTTCACAATCAGCAATCAGGATGGCTTTGGCCTCATTCAGCGCCATATCAGCACTAAGTTGCATAACAGCCAGTGAGTGAGGAACGAAAGCCCCGGCATATTCTGTTTCGCTGGTGGCGTGCTTATGCGCCTTGTCTGCGATAACAGAAATATCAATCAGCGCATCAATCAGTGTTTTTATAGCTTCGGCGGCTGCGTCCGGACGGGTGTTATTGCACATGGCGTACCCCCTGACGAATACGGGCGGCGAATACCATCACGCAACCAGCCGGGGATTGCTGGCGTGCTTCCTGTTCGCTGGTGGCCTCGATGTGAATCACGCGCGGTTGTGCGGTGCTCAGGGCGATAAAACGCCAGATGTATTTATTCAGGTTGTGCGAGTCCCGCCCTTGCGGGTGTGTGGTATGATTTAACATAGCTACCTCGATACTTCTGCTATCGTTGGTGGTTAGAAGCCCCGTTACTGCTCCAACAGTGCGGGGTTTCGTCGTTTCTGCACCTTGCATAAACAAGGTGTAAGACACAATGTAAAGCAGTAGTGTCTTACACGTCAATCCTTCAAAATAATTTTTTTTCGTGTATATTGTCTTACACCAAAAACATAAGGAGTTAGACATGGCAACAGGTCCAAAGAATGCAAAATCACAATCTGTAACTGCACGTATTGCCCATGAAATTATTGAAGGCATGGAAAAAGTGAAAGAAGAAGGCGAAAGTACAGGGCAGTTTATAAGCGCAGCCATGCGTGGCGAGATCAAACGCCGCCAGCGCCGCAAGGCCAAAGAGCAGGAATAGCCCACCAGCAAGCCAGCACACTGATCACATTGCCCACCAGCCGCAAATGTGGCATTGTTGGCTATGCTCATGCGTTGGGGATAACGTGTAGCTTGTGTCGAGGGGCCACCGTCGCGGGTGGCCTTTGTTTTACCTGTTATCCGGCAATTGTGGCGCTTCGCCACACGGTTGATATAATTCCCCTGCACTGATCCATTTTTTTCGCAGCAGGTTAATTGTTCGCAAGGGCGCTCCGGCAACGGGGCGCTTTTTGTTTTTATTAGTTTGTAGAAAACTGACTCAGAGATAATGCTCATATTCTGATTGCCGTCAGGGGTGTAAGTTAAATTTACTCCCTTTTCATCATCAAACATCTGCAACGCTCTGGCGTTAACAATATTGGTTTCACTCCCGCCAATAAGGCCGGAAATAACCGGAATAATTTCGGCGAAATTTTGCAGATTCTGGTTTTCAGGCCGAACGAAGCCCCGCCCCTGTACAGGCGTATATCCAGTATTCATGGTTAGATCTCTGTATTAGTGGATGGGTGGCGGCTGTGTGCCGCCAGCCTGATTAGTGAACTGCCTCGCAGCTGTCCTTCCATGCCAGAACTTCGGATAAAGACCAGCCAACAGAACGACCGCCGAGCTTACGCCGTGATGGGAATTGTCCGGCTTTTTCCAGGCGGTACCGACATGAGCGGCTCAGGCCTGTAAGTTGCTGACATTCTTTTTCACGTATAAAGCGATCTGTGCTTAACACAATTCCCCCTTTGATATTTCTTAAAGAGTTATTTGGTGTCCTATTGTGTTGTGGTGCGTCGGATTGTGTCAGGGTGTTTATGGAATGGCAAACACTGGCGGCGGTCATTTTACAGAAGTGGGGTAATGAGAATAAAAACTCTTTTAATTCATTGTGGTGCAAAGGCATAAAATTCTGTTTTTACGCCTTTTTTACATGTTTTTAAGAGTGATTCGCCAATGTACAAAAAGCCAGTAAAACGACTGAAAATCAACTTTTTAGGGTGTCAGTCAGATGATAATCAAGTTTGTTCCAGATTGTTCGCCGTTGTTCGTCGTGGTGTCTCGTTGTTTCACGTTGTTTCCGTTCTAAAAAATCGCGAAAAAAATTATATTTCTCTGGCTATTGGCAGTGTGGTTACGTTTTCGTGAGCACCTGCCAGTATCTCTAATCGCTCTGTCCACATATCCAGCGCGTTACGTTTCGCATCGAGATAACGGGAGTGGTTATAGACTCGCTGCATCCCTGGCATCTGGTGAGCGGTGAGTTGTTCGACAATATGCGGATCCACGCCTAAATCGTTCAGCATCGTGGTAAACGTGCGCCGTATATCGTGTAGTGACCAGTGCGAATGGTTTAATTTTTTGTGCATGAATCTGCCGTATTGCGACACGCTGGCTTCCTGTTTCTGTTCCCCGAGTAATAGCCCTGTGTGTTTGTTCTGCTCCACCAGCAGCGTGACGAACGGTAAAATGCTTTCCGGTATTGGCCTGAATATGGCGACCTTCGTTTTGCTGTGTTCTTTCGGTACCGTCCAGAGCATTTCCTTAAAATCCCACTCCCTGATCTCCGACAGCCTCAGTTCTCCGGTTCGGCAGCCAAACACAATCAGGAGGCGGATTAGTGCGCTGTAGTAGGGTGGGAATATTTTTTTATCCAGTGCCTGTAATAATTCGCCCAGTTCTTTGTTACTAAGCACGCGTTCGCTTATGCCCGGCTTTTTGCCAACGTCCACCACGTTGAGATCATCCAGAACGTTACTGACTGCGTAGCGACGTTTACGGCAGAACTTAAGCGCCTGTTTGCACGCCTGCATCATGTGGCCAGATGTTACGGGTGATTTTTTGCGTATCCGGTCAAAACAGGCCAGCCAGTGACGTAACTCGCATTTATCCAGTGGCATATTGCCAATATGCTGTATGACGTGATTATTCAGGCGGCTTTTCAGGGAGACGTAATCGACACGGTTTTCCTTTACGTGCATTTCCAGCCAGTAGCTGATCGCATCGCCCACCGTTACCGGCTTTAGTGCTTCCTGTATGGAGTAATTAAGCTCATGGCGTGGATTTTTTCCCTCTGCCAGCCATGCGCGACACTGTGCTGCTTTTTCCCTGGCTGCTTTCAGGCTCAGATCAGGATAATTTCCCAGTTTCAGGCGTTCCGGTGATACCTGGCGTCCTGTTCCTGCCCTGTAGGTGAAATACCAGGTTAACAGGCCGCTGGTGGAGTGTCTGATACTCAGGTTTCCACCGTCATTAAGAAATGTGGTTTTTGGGGCTGGTGTGCCGTTGATTTTTCTTAGCTGTGTATCGCTCAGTTTGTTAAGTGCTCTGCTCAT